GGGCGCCACGTCGCGCGGCGCGTAGGCTCCGCGGCGGCGGCGGCGGCGCCCGCGCGCGCGCGACCCACGGGGCTCTCCGGCGCCCGCGCGCGACCCGCAGGGCTCCCGGACGCCCGCGCGCGACCCGCAGGGCTCCCGGACGCCCGCGCGCGACCCACGGGGCTCCCGGACGCCCGCGCGCGACCCGCGGGGCTCTCCGGCGCCCGCGCGCGACCCGCGGGGCTCTCCTGCGCCCGCGCGCGACCCGCGGGGCTCTCCTGCGCCCGCGCGCGACCCTTGGGCAGATCCGACGCCCGCGCGCGACCCACGAACGCCGAACGGCCGTCGCGTGCGCGACGGCCGTTCAGGTTGTCGGGGACGGGGAGCTGCTACGTCTCGCCGTCGTCGTCGTCGTCGTCGTCGTCGTCCGTAGGATCCGACGGCAACGTCCAATCGAAATCGTCGACGACGTCCACGTTCCCGTGGTCGGAGACTCGCCAGACGTCCGGCCAGAACTCCGGAGACGTCGTGGCACGGTGCGACCGGACCGCGTTGTCCGCGTCGTCCACGTCTCCGAACGTTCCGACGTGCGGACCCTCGCACACTCCGACGTGATATCGGAACCCGTTGCAGGAGATGACGTAGTCTCCGCAATTCGGAGTCTCGACCCCGTACGCGTCCGACCGCTGGCAATCGTCGGACCCCGTCGGATCGCACGTCGCATCGTCACAATCCCCGCACAGTCCGCGGACGTGAACCCCGTCCGGACGCACGTCTGTCATTGCGACATCGGGACAGTCCCGGCACGCACAGTGACAGTATCCGGACCCCGTCGGAACGACGATGTCGGACCCCGTCCATTCGTCGTCGTCGTCGTCGTCGTCGTCGTCGGACACGTCGTCGTCGTCGTCGTCCATGGACGCGGTATCGAGGATCTCGGCCACGAGATACCCGGCGAGACGTCGGAGATCCATCTCGTCGTCGTCCGGTCCGACCGTCCCGCACGCACAGTAGACACGGGGGTCTGTGTAGTGGTCAGGCGACCCGGTACAGACACGGTAGGAGTATCCGTCGTCGTCCGGGTCGTCCGCGCGTTCGGTCGTGACGTAGACCCGGAACTGGATCCCATCGCCGATCTCGTCGGCGCTGTAGGTGCGCGCGTCCGCTCGAATGTCGAGTAGATCCCGACAGAGTTCCAAGGTGAGTTCCGCTTCGGCAGCCTCTAGCGTGCGAAAGTTGCGTGTCGTCGTCATCTCTCTCACTTCCCTTCCGACGCCCGTTCGGGCGTCCATGCGGTCACGTACGCGACCGCGCTCGCACGGTCGAAGTACATCGGCCCGTCGCACTCGGCGGGCGCGCGAACCCTCACGACCCACACACGCACCCCGTGGTGGGCTCGAGCCTCGATGCGTCCGGTCGGAGGGTACGTGGTCATCTCGTCGTCCAGGTCGGGGAGGGTCGATGTCGTGGTGGTCATGCCCACACTGTAACCCCCGCGGGGGGTGGTGTCTAGATGCAATCCAAAAAGATTTCACGCGCCCATCGGGCAGATCCGACGCCCGTGCGCGACCCGCGGGGCTCTCGGGCGCCCGCGCGCGACCCACAGGGCTCTCGGGCGCCCGCGCGCGACCCGCGGGGCTCTCGGGCGCCCGCGCGCGACCCACAGGGCTCTCGGGCGCCCGCGCGCGACCCACAGGGCTCTCGGGCGCCCGCGCGCGACCCACAGGGCTCTCGGGCGCCCACGCGCGACCCCGAGGGCTCTCGAGGACGCCCGTGCGCGACCCCGAGGGCTCTCGAGGACGCCCGTGCGCGACCCCGAGGGCGCCGTAGGCCGCATGGTGGATCGGCCTGGATCGGACATCGGGCGCGGCGGAATGGAGGTGCGGGTGCCTGGCGTGGCCTGGCACTGTGCGTCGCACAGTATCGGGTGTGGCCTGGCATTGGGGGTCGCGAGGCGCTAACAGATGGCTAACATACGGGGAAAAAGGGGAAGGAGCGCAGCCCCCCGTAGGCTTTCCGTTTGATTTTTTCGTTTCGTTTCAACCCGTCCACCCGTTCCTAATCGCTCAAACGTCCAACCCGTTCAATCATCCACCCACCCCCGAACACCCCGTTTTTCCCCGACCGCCCAACCGACGAAAATTCCGGAAGTGGGTATCTGACGCACAGCCGAGGCCAGATCGGCGGGCGGGGCCGTCAGAAAGTCCGCGCGTCAGACGTCGTCGGCTGGCTCGTCGGCGTCGTCGGGGTCCGGCTCGTCGAGGGCGTCCTTGGGGAGCGTCGCGAGGCGCCTCACGGCGTCCTCGAACGTCACACCGCGCAGGCGGAGCGGCTCGTCCTCGTCGGCGGGAGGGCGGCGCTTGTCGTCGGTCATGCCGACAGTGTACCGGGCGCTGCGCCCGGTCGCGTCCTACTCGCCGCCCGAAACGATTCCGTCTTTCATGGCCGTGAGGACTGCGTTCAGCATCGTCCACTCGGCCTCGGTCATCGGAAACGGGACGTTCAGCGCGGCGAGGTCGCCGTGTCCGATCGGAATGCGGAACTCGCTGCGCTTGCGAGCGGTCTCGGGGGATGAGTTCGGCGTCGGTTTGCGCTCGGCCTCTGCGCGCTTCGGAGCATCAGCCGCGAGAGTGGTCATCAGTGGTGCCTCATCGCCGGCCGCGTCGTCCTCGGCGTCATTGCCGGAATCGTCGCTCGGCGTGCCGATGCTACCATCCTTGTCCAGCCCGGTCAGAGAGAATGTCTCGCGTAATGACCGCAGCACAACGGGGACCTTCTTGCGGTAGAACCCCCACTCCTGAAGATCCGCTCCGAGCGCCGCATCATTCGGAAGCCGGCCGTCGTAGGTCTCGCGGATCTTGCGAAACACCTCGGGGGTGAGTGCCGCCTCGCCGTCGAGTCACGCCCGAGGACGCGGTGAGACGGCCGCCCTGGGGTTCGTCGCCTCTTCCCTCGCATGTGGCGGTGACGGCCCTGGGGGCACCATCCGCACTCCCCCGCGACCCGCGGTGACTCCGCGACCCTTGCAGGATGCGAACGGGTGGTGTAGCCTCGGTGCCGATGCCGAGTTACGCCAAAGCCGTCACCGCCAGGGACCGCCGCCAAGCGATCTCGCTCCTCGACATGGGTATGTCCATCGAGGCTGTCGCGGAGCGTCTCGACTTCCCTCTGGGGCAGATGCGGCGCAAGTTCAAGACGCACGTTCTGCGCGCCGAGCGCCGCGCGGCCGTCGCGGCCCGGCTCGCCGCCGAGGATGCCGCGCGGCCACCGGCGTCTTCTCCTCCCTCCGCTGCGCCCGCACCCCCCTCACCCGTGGCGAACGGTCGTCACGTTCCGAAGGACGCGCGCCGCAAGCAGCCCCAAGGTCGAGTGCCCGAGCGCGAGCGCAAGCCGGGGCAGAAGCCGGCGCCGGTCGTCGGACCGGAGCGCGCGGCAGCGGTGGCGGCACAGAAGCCCGTCTACGAGCCCGCGCTGCCGTCCGCGCACGCGGGGTTCGTCCCATCCTCGGTGCGCAGGTTCACGGCTGCCGAAGAGGCGATCATCGCCTCGCTGGCCGCCTACGGAGCGCAGGACCGTGAGATCGCAGCGCTCATGCGCTGCACCGAAGCGACCTTGCGACGTGCGTGCGGCGCGATCATGGACCTGGCCGTGATGAGGATGAACGCGCAGGCCGCGCGCTTCCTCTTCAAGCAGATGCGCGCCGGCTCGACGCAAGCGACGATCTACTGGTTGAAGACACGCGGCGGGGCGGCGTGGCGCGAGACGCAGCACGTCAACATCGAGGGCCTGGCCGGTGTGTTGGTCACCCCCGGCGGTATCGACCCGGACCGTTGGATCGAGACCGAGGCGGTGCGTACCGCGCTACCCTTCGGGGGTGTCGCGGGGGAGGACGTCCTGGAGAGCGGTGGTGCGGCGGGGGTGACACGGGAACTGGTCGAGCGGGTACGGGAGCAGCGAGCGGGCGGCGCGGTGGCACCGTGGGAGGACGGTGGGGCGCGCGAGGACGTGGACGTGCTCGACATGGCGTACGAACCCGTACCCGTGGGGAGGATCCGGGCGCCCGTGGGGGGCGTCGGCGCGGGCAACGTCTGCGACCCCGACGTGCGGCGGATCATCGACGCGGACGACGAGGGGAACACCGACGTGGACGTCGACGCGGGCATCGAAGACGAGATCGCGGCGCTGCTCGGTGCGTGACACCGCGCAACCCGCGGTGACGACACGTTCGGTGCCGGACGGTGTGAGCGCGCGTGAGGCCGAGGACTTCGAGGCGCGGCTGCGCCGCGCGCAGAGCGTCGGGGCCGACGCGGCAGGGACGGTGGCTCCACGCACCGTGGACGGCAAGCGCGTCATATGGGCGCCGCAACCGGGCTCTCAATCGTCGTTCCTGTCCTGCCCGCTGTTTGAAGTGTTGTATCACGGGACCAGGGGTCCCGGCAAACGAATACCTGACGGGACGTTGGTGGCGACGGATCGGGGGTGGGTGCGGGCGGGGGACGTGGGGTACGGAGATCGGTTGGTAGCAGCCGACGGGTCGTTCACGCGCATCGAGGCGATCCATGTAGGGAAGGCGCGGCCGTTTTGGCGTGTGAGGTTCCACGACGGGACGTTCGTCGACGCGGATGACGAGCATCGGTGGCTGTCACTCAACAGCAAGACGGGGTATAGAGAAGGTTGGAAGGTCCGCACGACAAAGCAATTGCGGGAGATGGTGACGCCGTGCGCGATCCCCTACCTGAGCGCCCCGATGGAAGGGACGACAGTGTGGGAGGGTCCGGACCCCTACGCCGTCGGATTGCTCCTCGGCGACGGTACGCTGCGCAGCGCGTGCGTGACGCTCTACAGCGGGCAGAAGGCTCTCATCGACTACATGGTCGAGCGCCACGGTTGGAAGCGCTACCAGTACGAGGACCAAGTCGAGCGCGCCGTCTGCACCAGCCGCAAGGCAGGCGAGGCGTGGCGCACGGTTCTGCCTCGCGTCAAGGCTCAGGAGAAGCGTGTCCCTACAGGGCTCCTAACTGCGGCGCCGGCGGACCGCTTGGCTGTCTTGCAGGGGCTCTTGGACACCGACAGCACGATCGAGGCGGGCGGCAAGATGCGCTTCGGGACCACGTCCAAGGGCATGGCCTGGGATGTTTGGCATCTCGTTCACTCCCTCGGTGGCGGCGCGTCCCCTCCACGCTGGAAGGCGACCACGGACAGAGCGGACCCGGACGTGGAGCAGGCCGGGTATTGGGCGGTGTCGTTCCGACACAACAACCGCTTCACCCCCCACCGGCTGAGCGAGAAGCGGTTGCGGGTGCGCACGCAACGCAAGTGGCTGACGCGCGGCATCGCGAGCATCGAGGCACTGCCGGATCTGCACGACGGGGTGTGCTTTGCCGTTGAGCACCCGTCCCACTGCTTTGTCGTCGAGAACTACGTCGTCACGCACAACAGCGATGCTTTGCTCATGTCGTTCGCGCAGCACATCGGGCGCGGTCACAGGGCCGCGTGGCGGGGTATCCTGTTGCGGCGCACGTACCCTGAGTTGGCCGACATCGTGGCGAAGTCGCGCAAGTGGTTCGGGCTGATCTTCCCTCACGCCGAGTTCAACCAATCCAAGATGATCTGGTCCTGGCCGGGCGGTGAACAACTGCTCCTGCGCCACATGAGCCAGCCATCGGACTACTGGCACTACCACGGACACGAATATCCATGGATTGGGTTTGAAGAGTTGACCACATGGCCGAGCGATGAGTGCTACACGCCGATGTTCGCGTGCTGCCGCACGTCGATGCCCGGCGTGCCGCGTATGATCCGCGCAACGACCAATCCGTTCGGCTGCGTTCCCTACGGTGACGTGTTGACGGCGGATCGTGGGTGGGTGGCGATCGAAGACATCCGGCCGGGCGACTCCGTGGTTTCGGTGGATGCGCGGGGAGCCGCGCGCAACGTGAAGGTCTCGGGCGTGACACACGCGCCGTACACGGGCGACATGCTCCACCGCCGCGGCCGAGGGATCACGATGGTCTTCACGCCCGGTCACAGGTTCGCGCACATGAACACCGCTGAGACCGAGCACCGCGTCAAGGCGTTCGCGGATCTACCGGGGCAGGCGATCGTGCGCCGGACGGCGACGTCGTGGCAGGGCGGCGATGACGTCGCGACCATCGAGGGCTTCGATGCGGGAGACATCATGGAACTGGCCGGGTGGATCATCTCCGAGGGCAACACCTTGCGGCGCCACTGCGGGCGCGCGGCCGAGAAGGAGATCCACGTTGCACAGATCAAGCCCGACAACCGCAAGAGGATCGCAGCGCTGCTCGACCGCCTCGGTGTGCGTTGGCGGGAGGGGGACAAAGGGTTCGCGATCTGCGACTCTCGGGTGTACGCATTGTTCTCGTCGCAGGGGTATTGCCCCGAAAAGTTCGTGCCCCGCGATCTGATGACCAAGAGCGAACATCTGCTGCATCGGCTGCTCGAAAGCCTCATGCTCGGCGACGGGTGCAACGGCGTCTACTACACGCTCAGCCGCCAGTTGGCCGACGACGTGGCCGAGATCGCGACGAAGTTGGGTTTCGCCGTGTACGTGTCGAGCAGGCTGCGTGAAGAGCGCAAGCACGTGTGCTACGAAGTGAGCATGAGTCGGCGGTCCACGGTGCAGTTCCAGACGGGCAACCACGTCTACGACGTGGCAACGACATGCCGGAGCCGGAACATCGAAGCCCGACCTTTCGATGGGATGGTCTACTGCCTGACGGTGCCGGGAACCGAGACGTTCTTCGTGCGCCAAGACGACTGTGTGTGGCTATCCGGGAATTCCGGTCACAGTTGGGTCGCTGACCGCTTTCAACTGCACGGGCAGTGGTGGAAGACCATCGTGATACGCGATGCGCGCGATCCCGAGGGGCGTCCGCAGCCGCCGCGCGCGGCGATCCACGGGCACCTGTCCGAGAACAAGGTGCTCCTCGCCTCGGACCCGCAGTACGCCATGACCATCTCGACCGCGGCGAGCAGCCCGGCGATGCGTGAGGCGTGGCTGACCGGGTCGTGGGACATCGTGGCGGGCGGCATGTTCGACGACGTGTGGGACGCGCAGTACAACGTCGTCCCCCCGTTCGAGGTTCCGCGCTCGTGGCGCCTCGACCGGGCGCTCGATTGGGGCTCCAGCCATCCGTTCTCCGTCGGCTGGTACGCGCAGAGCGACGGCACGGACATCACCTACGACGACGGCCGGCAGCGGCCGACGGTGCGTGGTGACGTCTTCCGCGTCGACGAGTGGTACGGCTGGACCGGGCGCCCCAACCAAGGCAAGAAGATGCTCGCGGTGGACGTCGCGCAGGGCATCGTCGCGCGCGAGATCGGGCGCGGCTGGAGGCGTGGGCAGCACACGCGCGTTCAGCCCGGCCCGGCCGACACGCAAATCTTCACCACCGAGAACGGCGTCAACATCTCCGTCGACATGCGGCAGCCCGTGCGCGTCGACGGCGTGCTGTACCCGGGCGTCACGTGGACACGCGCCGACAAGCGTCCGGGGTCACGCAAACTCGGGTGGGAGACCATGCGACGCCTGATGAAGCACGCGCATCCACCGGACGTGGAGGACCAGGGGTCGGTCCGCGAGCACCCCGGCTTCTTCGTCGTCGGGGAGCGCTGTCCGCAGTTCCTCCGCACGGTGCTCTCCCTGCCGCGCGACGAGCACGACATGGACGACATCGACGACGCTGCCGAAGACCACGTGGGAGACGAGGTGCGCTACAGGCTGCGTCGCACGGGCGCGGCACTTCGTACTGGCACGGTCGTGGGCTTGACCTAGTCTTTCTCTGGTCGAACGGTTCGACGTTTCGTCTACTCCGTGTGCGAGGATCGTGACGCATGGCGCTCGACAGCAGGCATCCGAGTTACACCGAGTGCGTCGCCGACTGGCGGCAGATGCGCGACACCTACGCGGGCGAGCGCGCCGTCAAGGACGCGGGCACCCTCTACCTGCCCGCGACGAGCGGCATGGTCGCCGACGGCTTCCCTGCGGGCACGGCGGGGGCGGGGTCGACGGCGACCAAAGGCTACCGCGACTACATCGCCTACCGCACCCGCGCGCGCTGCCCCGATCTCGTCGACGAGGCGGTGAGCGCCCTGCTCGGCGTGATGCACAGCAAACCCCCGACGATCGAACTGCCGCCCGCGATGGAGTACCTACGCGCGCAGGCGTCCTCGCGCGGCGAGTCGCTCGAGACGCTCCTCAAGCGGATCAACTTCGAGCAGATGGTCGTCGGGCGCGTGGGCCTGCTCGGCGACGTGCTCGACGTCGGCGAGCGCAAGGGTGAGTTCTACATCGCCACCTACGTCGCCGAGTCGATCGTGAATTGGGACACGGCGGTGCAAACCGAGATCGAGGTCGAGAGCCTGAACATGCTGGTGCTCGACGAGACCGGCGTGCAGCGCGTCCCGGAGCAGTTCGAGTGGGAGACCGTCCAGCAGTACCGCGTTCTCGTCCTCGGCGAGTTCGACGAGCCCAACCCGGTGGCGTACAGCCGTGGCGGGCCGACGTACCGCGCGGGCGTCTTCCGCAAGGACACGCAGTACGCCGAGGGCAAACTGAAAGCCCCCAAGACCAAGGGCCGCGCCGCCCACGAGATCCCCTTCGTCTTCATCAACGCCGAGGACATCGACGCGCCCCCGGGCAAGCCGCCGTTGCTCGGCCTCTCCAACCTGACCCTGACCATCTACCGCGGCGAGGCCGACTACCGTCAGTCCCTCTTCATGCAGGGCCAGGACACGCTCGTCATCCTGGGCCTCCCCGCCGAGGACGCAGCGGGGGGCGGCACCGGGGGCGCTTCCGGAGGCCAGACGCGTGTCGGCGTCGGCGCGGTCATCAACCTGCCCGACCCGGGCGGTGACGCGAAGTTCATCGGCGTGAACTCCGAGGGCCTGAGCGAGCAGCGCACCGCCCTCCAGAACGACTACTCGCGCGGCGAGCAGTTCGCCGGGCGCCTCATGGACTCGGTGACCCGCGAGCGCGAGTCCGGTGACGCCTTGCGCATCCGCCTCGCCACACGTACGGCGACCCTGAACCAGATCGCCCTGGCCGGCGCCTACGGGCTCGAAACCCTCCTGCGCAAACTCGCACGCTGGATGGGTGCGGATCCGCAGGCCGTGAAGGTCACGCCGAACATGGACTTCGTGGACGACCAGATGAGCGGCGAGCAGTTGCGTCTGCTCATGGAAGCCAAGCGCAACGGCGCTCCGCTCTCGATCCAGACCGTCCACCGACTCATGTCGCAGCGCAGCATGACCGACCTGTCCTTCGAACAGGAGATCGCGGTCATCAAGGGTGAGACCGCGCTCGCCGAGGAACTGATCCGCGCCGGAGGCGGTCCGGACCCCAACACGTCTCAATCCACCCCCACCCCCACGGGCAGCGGTGGTGGGAACGGCGGGAGTGCCGCGGAGTAGACGATTTCAGCCCCCGCGGGCAGCCGGCACATGCGTGACGGACCGCGGCGGCGTCCAGACGGGCGCATGGCGCCCAGGAGAGACCAGGCATGGTGATCAAAGCGGTGTACGACAAGCTGGAGGACATCCCCGACACGTACCGGGATCTCTTCACGGAGAAGGGTGAGAAGTGGGAGCTGACGGGCGTCGAGGGTCTCAAGACCGCAGGCGACGTCACGCGCATCCAGACCGCGCTGGAGAAGGAGCGGGCCTCGCACAAGGCCGCCAAGGCGAAGCTCGCCGAGTGGGGCGATCTCACGCCCGACGGTGTCCACGCGAAGCTCGACCGCTTCGACGAACTCGAAACCGCCGCGGGCGGCAAGCTCGACGACGCCAAGATCGAGGAGATGGTCGGCAAGCGCGTCGAGGCCAAGCTCAAGACCGTGACCGCACCGCTGGAGCGCGAACTCACCAAGCGCAAGACGGAACTCGACGCGGCGAACTCGACGCTCGTGATCCTCCAGACCGATCTGCAAGGGCGCGTGCTGCGCGACACGCTGCGTCCGATCCTCAATGAGCGCCATGTGCTGCCCGAGCACCACGAGGACGTGTTCATGTTCGCGGAGCGCCATCTCCAGCGCACCGACGACGGGCACTTCATCACCAGGGACGGGGTCGGTGTGACACCCGGCCTGCCGCCGAAGGATTGGATCGACGAGTTCCTGCCGAAGAAGCCCGGCTGGCTGCCGCCGAGTGTGGGCGGCGGTGCGCGGGGCTCGGGAGCGCCCGGACTCGCGAACAACCCATGGTCCGATGCGCACTGGAACATGACGGCGCAGGGCGCCTACCTGACGCAGCACGGCGTCGAGAAGGCGAAGCAGGCCGCCACCGCGGCCGGCACGACGATCGGCGGTCCGCGGCCCAAGCCCGCGGCGGCCGGCGCCCGCTGACCGGGCACTGAGCCCGCACGAAAAATCCAAAGTTCTTGCACGCAAATGTGCGGGGTCTACAATCGCGGTGGGTCGAGTCCATGGGACCCGATCCACCGCGCTCGGTTTCGCAGCGCGTCGTGACGACGCGGCACGAAATCGACACCCATCTGTGGGCCTGCCGTGGTGCGAGGCTCGTGGTCACCTTCCATGAGTCCGTTTTCCCGAGGTATTCCTCATGGCCGCAGGCCCGCAAACCCAGGTCGCAGACGTCGTCGTCCCGTCGATCTTCACTCCGTACATGCAACTGCTCACGGAGACGAAGTCGCGGCTGATCCAGTCCGGTGCCCTCGCGCGCGGCGAGGCGCTCAGCGCGCTGCTCGCCGGTGGCGGTCTGACGTTCAACATCCCGTCGTGGAAGGACCTGGACGACGACGCCGACAACGTGTCGACCGACGACGTCGCGGACATCCTCCAACTGTCGGAGTCCGCCGCCGTCCCGGCGCTGCCCACGGCCTTCCTCGACGCCATCCCGAAGAAGACCGGGACGCTCAAGGAGATCGGCGTCCGGCTGAGCCGCAACCAGGCGTGGGGCGACTCCGATCTCGCCGCTGCGCTCGCGGGCTCGGACCCGATGGCCGCGGTCGCCGACCGGGTCGCGTCCTATTGGGCGCGGCGCCTCCAGGACATCTTCATCGCCACGTGGAAGGGTGTCGCGAAGGACAACGGCGCGAACGACTCGGGCGACTACGCCAACGTCATCGCCGGCGCGACATACGTCGCCGGCACGACCGATTTCAGCGCCGAGGCGGCCCTCGACGCGCTGGTCACGATGGGCGACTCGGACGACGCCCTCGGCACGATGATGGTCCACTCGATCGTCTACAACCGGATGCGGAAGAACAACCTGATCGACTTCATCCCGGACTCGATGGGCGTCGTGAACATCCCGACCTTCCTCGGCCGGCAGGTCATCGTGGACGACGCCATGCCGACCGGCACGGCCACGGTCCTCGCCAACGGCACCGCGGGCGACGCGGGCACCTACGAGACGTGGTTCTTCGGCGCGGGTGCGGCGATGCTCGGCGTCGGTTCGCCCTCGGTGCCCACCGAGACGCAGCGCGAGGCGCTCGCGGGCAACGGCGGCGGCGCCAGCGTGCTCGTCTCGCGTCAGGAGTGGTGCCTGCACCCGCGCGGCCACGCCTACATCGGCACCGCGCCCAACGGCGGTCCGTCCAACGCGGCGTCGACCAACAACCTGAACATCGCGACGTCCTGGAACCGCGTCTTCACCGAGCGCAAGCAGGTGAAGTTCGCGCGTCTCGTCACCCGCGAGTCGTAGTCGACATGGGCCTCGGGCCGCCGTCCGGCGGCCCGAGGCGCACGTCCTTCTGACCGATACGGAAAGCCCGCCCCGAACCCCACGAAAGCGACGAACACCATGGCAGAGCCCAAGCGCGCCAGGATCCAGAGCGGCGATCACGCCGCGATGGCGATCCGCGTCCGCGAAGCGGTGCGCAGTCTCGACGTCGAGAACCCCGATCACTGGACGGCCGACGACACCCCGATGCTCGGTGTGGTCAACGAGATCCTCGGGGAGAACCTGACGCGCGCAGCGCTCGACGGCTACGCGCCCATCACGCGCGCCATGCTGCGTCAGGCCGAGGAACGTGAGATGGACGAACTCATGGGCCTCCAAGGCGTTCCGGCCACACCGTCGCCCGAGGCAGGCGCTCTGCCGCCGCCCCCGGCCGAGCCCGAGCCCGAGTCCGTCCTGACCCTGCCGTTGGCGCAGGTACTCCGTTCACCCGCCCTGTCGCGCCGGGCGCGCGCGGAGATCGACGAGCGGCTGCTCGCACTCACGAAGGAGCGCGCGCGGCTGGACGAGGAGATGGCGAAGCTGTCGCGTGCCGGCGAGTACGTCGACCGCGCGCTCGCGCAGCACGGCGCGGAGCCAGGGCTGACGCAGCACCAGCAGATCCAGCGCGTCCAGCAGCGTGCGCACATCGAGCGTTGGGAGCGCTCGAAGGCCATGCGGCGTATCACCGACGCGGGCGTCACCGCGTCCGACTTCATGGCCGCGCTCGATCCGCGGGCGCCGATCGACCGCGCGTTCCAGAGCAAGCGCAAGTTCGGTGCCCGCCGTCCGAGCGTCCCCGTGCCCCTCGGCGCGGGTTCCTGACCGACACCATCGCTCCGTTCACCCAGAGGTTCCACCATGAAGGGTCTCCTTCGTTCCATGAGCCGCGCTCCGGCGTCGCGCGCGGTCGACCGCAAGCTGCGGCTCGTCGGTCAGACGACGATCGAGGTCGACGGGGCCACGGGCGTCGGTTTCGGGTCGGTCGTCATCGGCGATCTCCCTGAGGGCAACATCCTGATCCTCGGCGCGGTCGCCTACGTTCAGGCGACAGGCCCGACGAGCGCGGATCTCGCCGACACGTGGGCAGGCGACTTCGGCATCGGCTCGACGCCCGCGGGCGACGGAACGCTGACCAACGCCGACGTGGACATCATCCCGTCGACGGCGCTCGCCGCGGCCACCGCCGAGGCGTCCCCGACCACGCGCGGCGTGAGCACCACGGCGACCGTCATCGACAACACCGACGGGTCGCTCGAAGTGAACCTCTCGCTCCTGGTCGACGACGCGAACATCGGCGCCGACGATCTCGACTTCACCGTCACCTACCGCGTCGAGATCCTCTACGCCGTCCTGCTCGACGACTGATCGACCCTGGCCTGAACCTGGAGACCGCCCCCATGCCGACGATCGCGAGGCGCGTGGCAGCCCACATCGCCCGCAAACGTCGGCGGGAGCGAGCCGACCCGTTCGCCGGACTCTGGGCGTCGCACAACCTCGGCGTCGAAGCCGAGGACGTGGCGACCGACGACGTGTTCCCCGACCGCGTGTCGGCCGTCACCTTCGCGGTGTCCCTGACCGTGACGGGCGAGGCGGCCGAAGGCATCGTCTTCACCTTCGGGGACACGACCAGCGGTGTCAAACTGGCAGTCGCAGGCGGTACGCTCTACTTCGCCGCGGGCGACGCGACGCCCGATGACGACGCCGGCGTGGACGGGGAGGCGGAACTGCCCTCGCTCGACGTCGTCGGGGCGGTCCTGCACATCGTCGCCGCCGTGCGCCCGGCGAGCGGCCAGGCGCGCGTGTGGGTGAACGGGGCGCTCGTCATGCGTCTCAACGCCCCTGACGCCACGGCGATGCTCGACGGCACGTGGGCCAACGACGGCGACGGCGCCGTCGGGGCTGCCGAGCCCACAGGCGGATCGACGCAGCGCATCGGGGCGAGCATCAACGGCGCCCCGACCGACTTCGTCCTCAGCCGACCGTTGCGCGTCGCGCGCGGCATGACCCCTCGGCAGTTCGCCGCGTGAGCTTCATCGTCGAGTCCGGTGGCGGAACCCCGAACGCGAACTCCTACGCGTCACCGACCTTCGTGACCACATACCTCACCGACCGGGGTCGGGAGACGGAAAACCTGTGGTCGACGATCACGACAGCGCTCAAACAGAACGCGTGCGTCGCGGCGACGGATTACCTCGACAAGAGGTGGGGAGGGCTGTTCAAGGGCGTGCGCTACCGTAGTTGGGTAGCGGGTCGTGCGGCCGACGCGACCCTGACCCTCACCACGGTGCCTCTCGACACCGAGACGGTGGTCGTCGGACAGAAGACATACCGTTTCGTCGCAGCGCTCGCGCAAGAGAACGACGTGCTGCAAGGCGCGACGGCCTCTGAGGCTGCGTCGAACCTCGCCGCTGCGGTGAACGGGTCCGACGACGGCAATCTCGTCCACGAGGACACCTGGCCGAACATCGAGGCCGTTGCCGACGTCGACGGCGCCGTGGTCACTCTCACGGCGTCGCAGAAGGGCCTCAACGGCAACGAGATCGCCCTGACGACCACGGTGACGGGCGCGACGGCGTCGTCCGCTACACTGGTCGGCGGGCTCGACGACGGGCCGCAGCCGCTCGAATTCCCGCGCAGCGGATGCACGGATCGCGACGGCAACGTCGTCACCGGGGTGCCTCTCGTGGTGCGCCAGGCGACGGCTGAGTACGCCGTGCGCGCGGTGGGCAGCACGCTGGACGCCGACCCCGCCACGAACGTCGTGGGCGCGGTCCTGACACGCACGAAGCGCGTGGTGGGACCGATCGAGACCGAGAACGAGTACGCCGTGAGTGGCGTCATCCGGATCTACAAGCCCTACCCCGCGGCGGACCGACTGCTCGCGGGACTTCTGACGCCCGCGGGCGTCATTCGGTAGAACATCCCCGAGCGTTCGCAGAGGAGGCGAGACCATGGCACTCGAAACCGAAGTTGGTGTGGCCGCGCGCAACGCGATGTGCGACGCACTCGCCGATCTCTTCGACGCCGGATCGGCCGCAGGCTACCTCCAGGTGCGCTCGGGCGCGGCCCCTACCAACTGCGGCGACGCGAACAGCGGTACGTTGCTCGCGACGCTGCCGCT